TTAAAGGTCCTTGAGAGCCTCACCAAATCTTTGAATAGCCTCTGCAGGGGTTAACCCCAAATCAAAAGCATCAACCCAGTACCCCTTGTAAACGGGGTCTTTATTTTGCTCGGCGGCTAACGCGATAAGATCTAAAAACCAGGATTCAAAGGGAGGTACTACGTTTTCGTCTTGCATAAAGATAACCTCACACGGGGAGCAATGTTGCGTTAATGTTGCGTTTAAGACCATCCACACTCGTAAGTGTCAATGTGATAAGTGTCCCGTCGCTGTTTATAGAAAGAGATGCTACAGCCCCTGTCGCAGCCGGATCAGAACTGATATTCCCGGCGGGAATGGTATTGGGTAATGGGGTAATTTTGGCCACGCTGGTTTCGAAATTAATCGCACAGGGAATAAACGAAAAGTCTGTAGCTCCACTTAACTCGCGTCGCGATTCAATAAGAATCCGCCTGTACAGTGGAGTCTGAAACTGAGTGAACTGGTCGTGTTTTAACGAAAGCGTCAGCGTCGAAGCTGCGCCAGCTGCCAGAAATCCAGACTTGAAATCGGAGCAGTCGCGTCCAAATACATGTTTGGACAGACCAGCGTTAACCAGATCAGGGACACCTGCACAATTGCCAATAAGTTTGGTAGCGGAATTTTTTTCATGAATACCGCTAGTGACAAAGCCTGACAGGTCGGACCCTGAGGCCGACAGGACAGGAGTTCCACTACCAATAATAGAGACGCAGTATGATGGTGACAGAGTACCGCCCCCAGTATCCCCAACACCTGCACGAGTCTTAACGCCATTAATAATGATTTCACCAGAGTCGATGATGAGGAAGTTTGCAGAGTAATCAGAACCAACCGGCTCATTGGCGCCCGAGCGCCGGACAACAGCTCCGTTAACTGTCCAACTGGCATTTCCTGCTGCTACCACACCTGCCCGCCCAGCTCGATCTATCAATTCACCAATAATGACGTTTTCAACTGCGTTATAAGCATAAAAATTATCGCCTTCCGCCCACTCGCATCGCAATCCATTGAATGTATTGTTATTTGCCCCACTCAAAAGAGCGACATTCCTTTTATTTGCATTAGCGACACAGCCGATAATGCTGGAATCAATCAGGTTTCGAATGCCATCTCCATTACCGGAAATGGAACAACGTGTCGCGAACAGAGTCCCAACGTAGTAATACCATCCCAGACCATAAGCAAACCTGTAGATACCACACCCTTCAAAGCGGGTACCGTTAAACTGAGCCCCTGTGTTTTCTGAATAAAGCAATGACGACGTCAGATCACGGCCATCGAAGTTGATATCCCTGAAAACATGTCGCCCTGTTGAATAGAACGGGAATTTCTTGCCAGCGGCCACCCGAATCACGGTTCCAGAATTGTTAAAACTACTGTCATTAACGATTGTATATGGTCGGCGGTTAACGCCAGTGGACTGAAACCACAAAGGGATCGTTGCAGGGTCTATCCCGGCGACATAAACACCCTTCACTGGAGGCCAGAACAGGTCTGTCACTCCATCAGCAACAGCCTGTTTCAGGGCGTAATCCGCAACAACTTCAGCGCCTGTGATGGTGAGTAGCGATTCGCGATCTGCTGGCAGCAGATACTGAAAAATAGATGCGCGAACGATAAGGGAGATGGGCGAATATCCCATAAACACCTTAGATCCGCCCATCGCGGAAATCAGGTCAGTACGCAACCCGGCATCACCCAGAACCGGTATTGCTTTTGAAAGCTGATCAAAGGATGCCTTATCGGGAGGAATTCCTGCGGCCGCCAGCAGATTCAGTAACTCCGCCTGCACCGTATTAAACCAGTCAGCACCCGGCCAACTTATCCCGCCTTGCTCCTGACTTTCCCCAAACCAACGTGGAGAAATGGACTGCTGTTCTTTCGGCTCCGGCATCTCCGGGACGCCGCTGGTGTTGTCGAGATGGTACATGACGACTCCTTACGGCTGCTCAGGCCAGACAAAAAAGGTTGCTGTAGTGTCTACACGGCTCAAAGCGAGGCGATACTCTTCCCAGCGAGCCAGTTGCGCGGTTTCATCGTCAGTCGCCTGCCCGCTGCTGACAGCATAGCTGAGCAGTGAAATACGCTCGGATGCCGCAGACAGCAACTTAGCCTTCTGGCGGTCAGCCTGAGCGATAAGGTAAGCCCGCTCTGCCTCTTCATTTTTCACCCATGCAGAGCCATCCCACTCATCGAACTGACCCGGCATTTTGAGGGTATATCCGTCAGGAACGGGGCCGATCTCCAGTATTGTGATCGCCTCACGGGTTTCAGTATTCCAGGCAAGCTGGCCGCGCAGGTCTTTGAGGTAAATCCATTCAGTGCCGCTCCAGCGGGTGACGAACGTTGGCTTGTCCTCTGGCGGGGCCACGAACGTGCAGCCCTCCGGGAGGGTAAACCACGCGTCAGAAACGACGTGCTTCGTGCCGTTGCTCTCGTAATAAAGCTGACCGGTCTTATCTTCTACCTGCGTCCACTGGTCATCAGTGAACAGCAGAACATAACCGGCATCAGCGACCGGAGGTTCAGTGGTAATGGCCCATTCCGGCAGGAATTCACTCAGCGCGGAAATAACAAAGCCAGTGCCGTGAATATTCCAGTAGCGGGTCCCGCGAATATCGTCCACATATTCCCAGATGCCATTTTTAAATATACCGGTCTGGCCTTTATCCGGTTCACAAGGAATATGCGTGGTATTGACGGGCAGGCCCGTACCTGCCGGAATAGTCATAAAAACGGAACCGATATAAACACCATCGACATCGTACTGATAAAGCCAGATGGCCTGCGGACTTTGAGAGAATTCAAATGACATTACGCTAACCTCACGATGGCGTTAAAGGCGATATTTTTGACGGTGTTTTCGGTATTGCCGGTGCTGGCCACCGTGGCCGTGTGCGCATGGGGTCCGATATACACCGTATGATGATGCGCCGGGGCAGTACTGGTATTGCCGTAGGTTGTGTCTTTCTGGTTATCGGTGCCATGAGTGGTTTCCCGCCACGCTTCACCCGGCGCACCATCTCCGCCCTGGTGAAAGTGCTCGTTATCGTCGCTGGTCTGTTTGGTGCCGAGGTCGGTGCTGCTAATGGTCGCGTCGTGGGCGTGAAGCTTCACGCCATCGGCTTCGTAAGACAGCAGCGCACGCCCGGAGGCAGGCAAAAACTTGATAGTCTGGCCGCGCATATCCGGCAGAACGCCGGAGGGATACGCGACAGCCAGTCGCGGATACGCGGTTTTATCGAAGCTCTGCCCCAGGGACAGCATAAAGCCACTCGGCGCAGTCGCGCCCGGCCACGCAAACATAATCCCCGGAGGCAGCATGTAGTCCGAAGAGAAAATACGGATGGCCTGCGCAAACTGGTCAAGCTGCGATTTATCCGGCGTGATATTGGCCAGCGCCAGCACGTTCAGCATTTCCGCTTGAATAGCGTTAAACCAGTCCGCACCCGGATAGCTTGGCTGAATACCGTCGCCGCCTTCGGTAAACCAGCGACGCTCGCTAAATAATACCGGCTTGATGGCGGGCATATCAGGAACGGAGGAGGCATTATCCAGGTGATACATAATTAAACCTCGTAAAGAAAATCATAATCGTGACCGGCCAGCCGGTAACGACGTAAAAAACATTCCAGTATCTGCGCCTGCAGGCTGATTAACGGCGTCAGGACGTTGCTGATACTGCGAAAGCGGATCATCGGCATATCCGTGACCGTCACCTGCAGCAGGTAGCGGTATTTGTGCGAATAAATCGGATACATGATGTCGCGCATGACGTGATGCGGCAGGATTTCCGTCACCTGAATGGTGAAGCCCAGCGCATCCTTCACGGCCTGTTCAATCTGCCAGGTAGCCAGCCCGCCCTTGCGGTGATACTTCTCCACCACGGCGTCACGACGGCGGTCAAAGCCATCCGGGATGGCGTTGCAGTCCGGCAGACCGAGATAATCTTCCCAGTCGGCCAGCAACAGGTCGGTGGTCTCCGGGCGCATCTCGGTGACCAGCAAATCCGCGTTCACCTCCGCCAGCTGCAGGCGGGAACTGAAGCCCCGGAGCAGTGACGTCAGCGCCGCCGTCTGGTCGCGCGGCCATGCCTTACCGCGTGGCATCAGCTGCTGCAGGACGTCCTGCCAGTCCTCTACACGATGCGCCATGTGATTGCCCCCAGCGTCAGCAGCTCATAGTTCTCGCTGGCCTGATTGGTGGTGAGGTCCAGCTCGTAGTCGGTGACGCCCGTCGATGAGCCGATGGCCGTACGGATGGCGGAGAGCAGCAGTGTGTCGCCCGGAGAGACCGAACGGAACAGCGCCTGCAGGCTCAGGGTGACCGCAGAACGGATAGCCGCAGTGTCGGGGATGACGCGGATGGTCAGCGGCACCGGCTTGAGCGTCAGCGGGATAGGCCAGACCTCGATACCGCCGGGCTTGCCAACGTAAGTCCCGGTCGCCGGGTCCTGATGGCGGAACAGGTATTGCTGCATGGCTTCACGGTCGGTGCCGGTCGGGATAATGTCAGTGCGCTGGTCGTAGACCCACGCAAGGCCCACCGTACCCAGCCCGTGCCAGCAGTCAAAGGCCCATGCCCGGCTGATGCCCGGCAGTTCGGTGGCCCAGATAACGTAATCATGCAACGCGCCGCCGGTGGGCGGGTTACGTTTGCGGTACAGCAGGCGGGTCAGCAGCTCGGCCACGGACTCGACGTCCGCGCCGCCGGAGATACCGGCATCCGCCACCACGCCGTCACTGTTCACCCCGGCCACCGGAGAAATGAGGGTCAGGACGTCACCCGCAGTCAGGTTGCCACTGAGGCCCGTTTCGTCGGCCTGCACGGTGACGGTGATTTTGCCCGCTGACGGGTCGTTTGTGGCGGTGACGTGGTAGCGTATGCCGTCCTGCGTCTGCATCTCCGTATCGAGCGGCAGCGGTCGGGTGCCGGTGAAGGTGACCGGGCCGCTGGCATAGGATGCGGCCTTACGAATCACACCCTCATAGCGGGCGGTATCAATGATGGTTTCGTCGGCGGACTGCTCTGACGGGATAATCTGGTTTTTAATCCACGTCTGATAATCGTACACGTCGCGTAAAGCGCCGCTGAAAGCCGTATTTAGCGCACGTTCAACGCCGACAATCGGTAATTCCTGGTCGAGTTCAATCTCTAAATCCTGAATACCGGCGCGAATAAGCTGGCGGAGCGTCGGGACATTAAATGTAGCCATTTTCTACCGCCTCCCAGCGTTTCTTTATTTCGACGGTTAACTCGGTTTTATCCGGGCGGGTGAGAATAATGGTTAATGCCAGCCAGTTAATACGGGGAATAGTGGCAATGACCTGCGCATTTCGCGCATAGCCGTAACGTAATAACGGTTGCATGGCCAGACGGGCGTAATTCTCCGCGCGGAGCCTGACCTCTTCGGTCAGCTTTTCACGGTCAATCAGCCAGAGCTTTGAGCCCCATTCAAAATCGCTGAAGGAATTACCGCACCAGCCGCGACGGTCATCGGTGCCGTCGGGTATTTCGTCGCTGGTATCGGCCCGAGCATCAGTAAACAGGCAGATATACACCAAAGAAACAAGGCCCTCGTCAAACGAAAGGCCATTGTGTTCAATCTCGATGTCGCCGCCAGCGGGCAGGTGCCAGTTTATTCTGATGGTCATAAGGGTTTAGTCGTGTTTTCACCGTCACCATCCTTATGAATATGGTCGAGGAAACTTTTTCCCTGAACCTGGATATCTTCACTGAAAGAAGTGGGGCCGGTGATATTTATCTGTTTACCGATAATGTCACAGCTCTCTTCGGCAACCACATTTACCGTCTTCCCTGTTATTTCAATCACGCCATTCTTTTTCAGACGAATAATATGGCCTTCCTGATGATAAAGAATAACGTCGCCTTCTTCGCCGCCACGGGGACGGCTCCCTTTATCCTCGACGGCGATGGCCACCAGACCGCCGCGACGTCCACCCACGGCGACAACTATCGCCTCAGAGCCCGCAGGTGGAACGCTGGAAAACCCGTAATTCTGGAAGCGCTCGACGTCGTCATTGGTCTCGTCGGCCAGAGACTGCACCTGCAGGTTCTGCCGACCGAGGCTGTCCGTCACAATACGTACCAGAGCCCGGTCTACCATCAGGCGCAGACGTCGGCCCAGCTCAGCAAAGGAACGCCCGAAATTCGCTTCTTTTAGTCCCACGTGACCCCCACGGATGTTTTTTTGCCTTTCTTCTTCGCCTTCTGCGAGGGCATATCCAGCGACTCAGGCGGTGCCAGTGTCAGTACGGTCAGACGACCGCTGTCACTTTCCATAAATGACACTGATTTAATCAGCCAGGTGACGTCGAGTTGCTGGATTTCATCGGTCACCGGCACCAGTCGGTTAGTATCCCACAGCGGCCCTGTAGCACCGTTTTCACGCCAGCCCGCCACAGTGATTTCGGTGGTGTTGGATTCGCCCAGCACGTAAGCCTTATGCCACTCACCACGGGCACTGGCACCGCCGACCGTCAGGCTGTCCTCGTTGACCAGAATCTTCGGACGATAGCGGGTGATCTCCGGGTCACTGACAACGGTCTGGCGTCCACCGACCATCTTCACCGGCTGGTCGTCCCAAGTCGCACCGCCCGCACTGGCAGAGCCCTTGACGATGTACTGGCTGGCACGCTCACGCCAGCTGAAACGCCCCCGTGCGGCCAGAATATTGTCGCCGAGGGTGAGCCTTACTCCCGCACGCCGGGTGGAAGCGCGGGTGATGACCAGCCGCCCGTAAGCGTCCGAGGTCACCAGAACGCCGCGCTGTTTGGCCAGACGGTCGAGCAGTTCAAAGCCGGTTTCCCCCTGTTCCAGGGTGATACTGGCAAACGCCTCGCCGGTATCGGTCTCAGTAACCACCTCGATGCCGTAGGGTTTGCAGATGGTGGCCGCAAGCTGCTCCAGCTTCAGACCTTTCCACTGGCCGGACTTATCGACCACCGAGCTGTCCACCAGATCGCCGGTCTTGTCGCGCCCCATCACGCGCAGGGAGACGTTTTCCGAGTCATAGCTGGGAATAAAGTCGTCGATGTAGCCGGTCATGACGCGGTCGCTGCCGATGGAGACCGTACAGGACTGACCGGGTTTGATGGAGCGTGGCGCGGCAGATGACCATTGGGCGGTGACGGTCAGATCAAACTCGCCCGCGACAGACTCCAGTGAGCGGTTAATAGTCATGTCCGTCCAGCCGCCCCAGACCTTGCCGTCAACGTTCAGGGTTAACTCTTCAGTCATTGCTGATGATCTCAATCGTCTGTGAAGGCGTAATAAAGGCGGGATAGCGCAGCCGGTTGCGGATGACCAGCTCGTCACGGTTCTCAGCATCGCCGGTCTCGCGGTAGGCCAGCAGTATCACCGGCACTGTCCTGGCAGGTGTGACGCGGCGCAGCTCCGGCAGCTGGATACTGCGGATACGCACATCATTCACTACCGCGAACCGTAGCTCGCGAAGGGATCGCCACAGCTCACGCAGGCCGCTTTCGACGGCTTCTGCGGCGGTCTCGCCGAGACGCTCAGCCAGCTGGTCGCCGGTGTTCTGTGCATCCTGGCCGGTCTCAAAGGTCGCGGTGGCCACCGCTTCAGCCTGAGCGACCAGCGTGGAGATAATCACCAGCCGCCGGAAGTCAACGATATTGGTCTTCATCGCCGCCGTGGTCTCCGGCGTCGATGCCGGGGTGACGCTGCTGGCAAAGCCGCTATCGGTGTTCACGCTGATGTTATCGACAAGGGATTTGGTTGCAGACTGAGCCGCCCGGTCGCCTTCCCATTTGTCGCGCAGTTGGTCATAGACCCGCAGGGCGAACGGCGGCTCAGAGACGAGGTCTTTCATATCGCTGATGAGACCGGTGATATCGCGGATCATTTTACCAGGCGCGGCGGCCACAATACCGGCGAGGTCCTTAAACCGGTTGAGGCGGTCCATCCACTCACTGAGCGCTGATGGCAGGGTCGGCAGGCTGGTGACAAAGCCCTCCATATCTTCCAGCAGGGTGTCCACCATGCTGCCGACGCCATCGAGCGCCGCAAAATAATCCCCGCTGGCCAGTGCTTCCCTGACCTTATCCGCCGCGCTGAGGGTGGTGGCGCTGGTGTCTTCGGTGCCGGACGGAAACAGCTGTTCACCAGCCTCGTACACCTCAAAGGAAACGTAGGCAATCCCGCCTTCCTCGGTAGAAAGGCGATGCGAGACCCGGCCCACCTGAACCTTCTGCACGCCGAACCACGGATGCACCAGTTCACCGGGACCAGCAGTATTGAGCGCAGCCAGCAGGCGGTTCATCTGGTCGATGTAGTCACTGCCGAGCAGGATCGCGTTAATCTGCTGCTGAGTCAGCACCGCGCCGTGGTCTTCCGTCCAGCCGACCTCTTTTTTGGGGTAAGAGTGAGGGATGGCCCGACGACCGCCAGTCCCCTCGACGTCGCGGAAAAAGAAAGGAACGCCCCGGAAAGAGGCATCGCGGAGGTCTTCCCATTTAGTGGCCATTACTGCTGCTCCATATTACGAACACCGCTGGATGCACTCATGGTGACTCCGGGGGCATTGACCTTAACGCTGGTCACCTGAACCCGATCATCTTTAACGGAAACCTCGATACTGCCTTTCAGCTCAGGCGGCTGCAGGAACGGGTAGCCAGGCTGGTTCTGGGGCTGCATAGACGCCCACGGCGACGGGTCTTGATAACCCGCAGGTGACGACGAGGAAGACGTGAAAAAGTTTTTGATATCCTCCCACATCGTTGAACGCTCATTGTTCTGCTGAACCCTTTTAAGGAGTTCTTGGCGCCCCTCATCCGAAAAAGGATCCATATCAGTTAACCCCATCAACTTACTGGCAATTAACCCGCCTCGGGCAAGCATTCCAGGCCAACCAGGAAGGTCGGCGGTAGTATCAAGAAGATCGTTAACCTTATCTTCACCTGTTCCGCCCAGCCCACCAGCTGGCCAGTTAGTCACATAAACTGGCATTACACCTGAACCGAATACATCTGCGATACCATTAGGTATACCCTTACCTTTATTTGGATTAAGCACATCCCAGACACCTTTACCAAACTGAAACGCTTTGCGGGCGGCAATAACCCCCCCGACTGCGATGGCGATATTTTTACCAATCTCCAGCCAATGCTGGACGGTTTCTTGGTCAACGGAATTAATTGCATCAGCTAGCTCTTGGACTGGTTTTGCGAGATTGCTGTTTGCAAATTTTTTCCAGGTGGTGGTGAGTGCAGTGACGGCTGATGTGAAATCTTTAGATGCATACTCGGCATCTTTCATAATGCCCTGACCATCGGCCACTACGCCGTTATAGCGTTTGAGGTTCTCCGCACCTTTACCGGACGTCACGCTGCTAAGCAAAAGGATGCTATCCTGATTAAATCCGGCCCCCAGTAAGCGCGCGCTCTGGGTTTCCGCTCCTTTATTACCTGATTTTTTTGCAATCTCTTCCATCAGTGTTGGCAGTGATCGCATTTTGCCGTCTTTACCGAAAACATTTACGCCGTTCCGGCGCAGCTCCTTTACGACCTTTGGAAGCTGCAGATCCCGAATCAGGTTTTCGACGGCAGTCGAGGCAGTGGTCGTATCGCCGGTAGCATCGACTGCGCTCTCCAGCGCCACGCCGACGTCCTTCACGCCTCGCACACCCGTTCCCCCTGCGGCGGCATACATTGAGAATGCTTTTACGCCGCGTTCGGCGATATCCTTCAGTTCAAACGCACCTTCTTTACCGAGCTGATTCAGGGTATCCATTGCCTGAAGAGTGTCTTTCTCGTTGCTCAGGTTAAACTTTGTGAACTGAGAGAAGAGCCCCCCGATACTTTCACCATCAGCACCGGATGCCGCGATAGACGGCGCTATGATGTTGCGATTTTTATAGCCGTAATCAATATCACCGGTAACTGTCCCGACCTTCTCAATAGCGCTGACCACTTCGCTGTCATCGACACGAAACTTGATCGCAGCATCCTGCATACCGCCAAACATCTCGGACATTTCTTTTTTGGTCTTCTCTGCTGCCAGCCCCATACGGGTGATGCGGCGGTCTGTCGCGGCGTAGTCTCTCAACATGGCACCACCGGCAAAACCGGCAATCATGGTGGTATAGCGGTTGCCCAGCGCATCCAGACCACGACCAGCCGCCGCCGTCGTGGCTTTGACAACCGACATTGCCCGCTGATTGGTACGGGCGAACTCGGACATGTTGGCCCCATACTGGCGGGCTTTGGCGGTCAGGTTACCTGCCAGATTGATGAGTATCTCAGTGGTGAGGCGGTTTGCCATGTTGCTTCCTCAGCTGCTCTGTCAGGCGCAGCAGTTGCCTGAGAGGCAACTGCTGCAGGTAGGACATATCAAAACGTTGGGAAAGATTGACGATAAGGTTACTCAGCGCCGTCGCCAGCGGCACCAGGTCGCCCCCGTGACGCAGTCTCCGAAAGCAGGTCATCGAGTGCAGCAGCTTTACTGCTGAGTAACTCCAGGTCCTCCGGGTGAAAGGCGTAGATTTGCTTCAACGACAATGGCCCCGGAATCTCGCCCACCGAGGCAATCTGTCGTCGCAGCATACCCAGCCCCATCAGCACCTCAGAGCAGTACGCCACGGCCTTGCCGTTCTCGCCTATGACCACGCGTTCTGCCTCCAGCTGGGCGTCGATAACGTCTTTTGAGGTCAGCTCGCGAAAGGTAACCTCTTTGTAGAGGATCTCATCGTCAGTACCTTTACCGGCGACGTAACCATGTTTTAAGGTGATACTCATCTGCGCCATGACTTACACCTTCACCAGTTTGGTGCCGATAAAGTTGGCGCTGATGGTGCCACCATCCTCCTCAAGTGTGGCTGGTTCTGCCGTCGCCGCGCCGGTCATCATGTAGGTCAGCCCGTTGTCGCCTTCAAATATCACAGTGACATTCTCCCAGTTGCTGATTTCGACAACGTCCATATCCTCCGCTGCAGCGAGGGTCATCTGGATCGAGGGACTCGCCATCTTGCGGGAGTACCCCCAGACTTTGCCGCCACCCATATGCTGGGTACGGGCATAGCCCCCCGGATTGAGGGTGGATTTTCCCTCGGTCTTGATTTCGCGGCCATTAACACGGATGGCCGCCATACCCAGAATGCTCATAGTGACTCCTTAAAGTTTGAACTGGATAAGACCGGCCAGCACGCGCAGCTGATTGACCAGGTTCGGGTGACAGATAAAGTTCAGGCGGTTTTTGTCGTCGCCGTCGAGATACACTTCAAGCGTATCTTTGTAGTCGTCGAAGTCCTCAATCAGACCCGCAGGAATCAGCTCAGTCAGCGCGATATCCAGCAGCTCGGCGCGGGCAATCTTCGGCGTCATCACCGGCTGGCCCGGATCAAGCAGGTCGAGCACATCATCCCCGGCCAGCTTGTGACGCGGGTAGCGGTTGGTGAAGCGGTTTTTGATGACGTAGCGGATACGCCCCAGCGTCGCCGGTGACTGCACGTCGAGGTACGACGCATCGGCGTCGCCATACTGGTTGACGCGGTACATGGTGATTTCACGCTCGATGCAGACGTTGTCGCTGGCGTCAACGTAATGGGTGGCGATGCCGTCATGCAGCAGCAGGTTGCGCTCCGGCATATCCCAGCGCACCGTTTTCACCGGCGGCAGGATGCCCGGCAGCACCAGTGTCTGCAGCGGACGGGCCGGGTCGTTGGCCAGATAGTATGACGCTACACCGCCGTAAGATGCCGCCCACAGCCAGTGCGGTTGCGGTGCAATGTTGGTCCCGATACAGGAAATCAGCCAGTCGTTGCGGTTTTCGCCAAAGGTGCCCGACTCGGCATGGGTGCCCCGGAATGCGGTCCAGAGCTGCGCCTCAATCATCTTGAGTGGGCCCCAGCGGTTAAGCAGCTCATCCCGGATGGTGTTCAGGCTCTGCGTATCGTTGTACGGAAACACAATATCGGTGTACCAGTCATCACCCAGCGCCGCGACGACGGCCGCAATATCCGGCGTGCCGGTGCCGCCGGCGAAAGCGGTCAGGGCAACAGCAACGCCTGCCGGTGTCTGCTCGCCGGTGTAGTAGTTGAGACGGACGTCCATCGCATTGCCGGTCACGCCTTTCCAGTTGGTGGTCAGGGTGACTGAGGTTGTTGATGCGGCTTTCAGCGCAGCGGTGACCTGCGTGTCCGGGAGTTTATTGACGGCGGTGATGATTGAGGCAGCGATGGCGTCCGCTGTCGCATCGGCGCTGACGCCGACCTGCACCGAGATACCGTTAACCAGCAGGGCCAGCGTACCTGCAGCGGTGGCCGGGCCGGTAATGGCCAGCTCTGCTTTTGCGGCAGCGCCGGCGGCAATATCAGCCAGGCCCATCCCCCATACTTCGGTATAGCTGTTGGCCTTACGCAGGGTCTTGAGCATCCCGGCCAGCATGGAGCCTTTACCATAGAGCTGGTCAGCGGTGCCGTCGCTGGTGATGCGGTTTTGCGTCAGAACGGCAGCGGTGCCGGTCGCACTCTGCTGGCCGATGACGATAATTTTGCGCGACTGCGCCGGGGCGCTGTCGAGCGCCTGAGAATTATCAATATCGATGTACACCAGCGGGACGCGGATATCAGCAGGAATATCACCCAGTGAAGACATATCACTTCTCCTTTGCAGTTCGGGTCTGGCGGACTTCCGCCTGTTCGGAATTAACATCCCCCGGCTCGGTTACCACTTCCGCCGGTTCAGTTATGGATTCAGCCTGGATATCGGTGATAACAACATCACCTTCAGCTTCGCGACGGTGCCACCATGTGCTCATGAGGAGCGCTTCCCCTTCGGGACTGAGGTGCTGGCCATCAGCTTTTCGCACCTGCAGCCCTGCGCGGGCGGGCTTAATATGTTTCTTCATCGTTATGGCTCTCTTACGTTAATAACGCCTTTAATGGGGTCGGTGCTATCGCTGACCTGCAGCGTTGCACCCAGTCGCAGGAAGTCAGGGAGTGTGGCAAGGTCGATTTCATCATCCAGGCGGAACTCCTGTTCCCACGTCACGGCCCACATGGTCAGACCCAGATCGTTCAGCCCACCGGAATAGATATTTTCAGCGTTAACAGCCGTCGCGATTCGTTCTGCCCGCATGGCTGCAGCTGCGCCACGGGAAACGATGCGACGTGCCAGCTTGCCGACCAGCACCTCGCAGCGGGTATCACGTGAATAACCCCATGCATCGGTGGCCATGACATAGGCCGCCCAGGTCACATCCCCCACGGTCCCGCCGGACTGAGAGCGAATATTGCGCACACGAAGCGCGGCGACGCGGATACAACCATCACGATCGGTAAGGTACGTTTTGACCTCTGCCGGGGTGCTGAACTGGCCGATGTGACGCTCAATGACGCTGACGCGGTCAGGTTTGTTTTGCTGAGGTTCGTTCAGCAGCTCCGGCTTCAGCCACGCCACGATGTTCTCGGCAGCGGAGACCGTGGAGCCTGTGGTCAGCAGGGATGGACGTTCATTACTCACGGTAATACCTCTTTCCAGAAGTCGCCGATGACGTGCATCAGCTCATCACTGTTTGAACCGGACAGCCCGAGGTACTCGCGCTGCGGAATATTCATCTGGCGGTTATGGGAGCCTACGGTCTGCCAGACCGGATGTTTCAGCGCCCGGCCAAACGCCTGATGAATAAGGCGCTTGTGAGCGCTGACCGGGACGCTGCCTGCAAAGCCGTCCTGGTGAACGCCGCTGTAGCTGAGCGGCGAACCCACACGAACGCGGCCACGTTCGACGATGTACTGGATGCTGTCGAGCAGATCGCCATTGCCCTGCAGCAGGCTCTGATTCCCGCTGCGGGTCTTGCGGTAACCCTCGGACCACTCCTCCCAGCGCTCGCCAGCCGGTGAGGTTTTCTCGTCACTGATGCGGCGGCGGGTCTGCGATTCCACGACAGCACCGATACTCTCCAGCAGCTCCTGCTGCAGCGAACTGTCGGAAAGTTTCTCGATGGCCATGCGCATCTGCTGCAGCTTCTCAGCGCCGATAACCTCAACCGAAATCCCCATCACAGCACCCCTTTAAGGTTGTTGCGGGTGAACAGACGTTTGTTATCGCTGACAACAATCATCCTGCCGTTATCGGTCTCAGGGGCCGGAGTGTCGGTCGGCAGGCCGAGGTCGCGGGTGCCGTTTGCCATCTCCTTCAGGGTCTGGGTGGCGCTGTCATAGCGTTTCTGAATCAGGTCGGTGATCTGATTGTCACGCTCGGACAGCCAGTAAATGGCGATGGATACGGCTACCCGGTGCAGCGGGCGCGGAACGGTGGTGAGGTTCAGCGGCAACTGATAGCGCTTTGACAGAAACGAGTTGATCTCCGCGTCGGCATCCTCTATGGCCGTGGCTATCTTCGTCTCGTCGAGCTGGTTAGTCGCTTTGTCGATGGCCATCGTCCAGACCAGCGACCCGTCCGCAGCCAGCAGGTCATCACGGGTAACGTAAATTCCCATCAGTCTTTCTCCGTTACCGTCTGCAGGACCGTCACCACCAGATGAGGCTCAGCTTTCAGGCGTGCTGCGGTTTCGTGACTGATGAAGCACTCCACCACCACATCACCCTCCAGCGCGTTCGCCTCGTTATCGCCATCGGGATCGTCGCTGACAAACACATGCACCGGCTCACGCGGCCAGAAGCGGCCACAGCGCCAGAACCCGCGCTCATGTCTGGCGCGAACCTCCAGTACCTCGACGTCGTCGGTAGCAGGAATAACGGTGATAAGGTTCTCACTTCCGCCACCAGCGGCCAGACCTTCAGGCGTCAGAGCGGCGTTTAACTCACCCTGAACACCGTTAACCCAGTCAGCTGAGATGGAAACTGCAGGCCCGGTAATGCTGACGCTGTCCCCGGTCAAGGTAATGACGCCACCAGATAACTCAGTCGTACCAGCATCGCCAGGCGTCACACTGACGGGGGACGCACCCACCGCAACGTAATGCCCTGGCAATGTGACTGACCGTTCAGCTCCCGGCAGGTCAGATGCATCAGCCTGTGCCACTTCCTGCGCTGAAACCTTGCCAGCGCGACCTTTAGTGCTTTGCTTACCCGTTGCTTTTTCTTTCGTTCCACTCACTGTTCCATCCTCTTTAAAGGTGGGTTACAGCGGGTTTAACGCCCGCTGTAACGGTTTTAAAACGCAGACTGGCGATTACGCCGGGGTGGTGATAAACGGGCTGTCGACGATTTCCACATCCTTGTAATAGATGTTGGAGTTACCGCCATCGACCAGCATTGCTTCGATGATCTTCTTCGCGGCTGCACGGTTGTTCGGACCCACGACCAGCGTGGTCGGACGGATCCCCAGCGGCGAACCGGAATCACGCTTCATACCCTGCAGCACCTTCACCGCCGCTTCATAGTTGGCGACAGTCAGCGGTGCGCGGGACCCGCAGGCGGTCTGCCAGAAGCCAAAGCCGACGTTGCAGCGACCGTCCACGCCATACAGGAACTCATTGTTCTTGAAGGTGTGTTCACTGCTTAGGTCATCCAGTGCCTGGAAATTGAAGGGACGGCGGTTCTGGTAAAGGATGGGTTTCAGCACCTGACTTTCATCAATCAGGAACCACGGTTCGCCGGTCTCGGTGCCATCGCCCACGATGTTGCTGTAGGTTCCGCCTGCCATCGGATGGTCTGTATCGAAGAAGTACTGACCGTCAAAGCACAGTTTGGTGAAACCGGCAACCAGCAGCGGGAAGCTGAGCGTGTCCGGGAACTCGGCGACCTGCTGACCGAATGCCTTCGCAATGACGCTGTACTGACCAATCTGGTCGTCTTCGATATTTTCACGCTTGACGCGGATCGAGTTTTCCCAGGTCTTGTTGGCGATGGTGTAGCCGTACTGAGACAACTGCGCGAACTGGCGTTCGCCGACCCACTCTTTGATGGTCGGTAAGTCCGAAAGCCAGCCATACGTATTGGACGCGGAGCCGCTCGGCACTTCGGTAGCGATGCGCAGGTACTGCGGATTCACACCTGCGAGACCCCGGGTGAAAGCTGCGCTCAGGGAGGTGGTGAGCGCGTGCAGGATTTCTGCTGACGGTTGCGGCATTCTTATTGCTCCTGTTTCGGTTTAGCGGCGAGAAACTCTTCCGGGGTAAGCCCCATGCTGCGACACATCGCCAGTTCGGTTTCGGTCAGCGTGGTCTGCTGACCGTTGTTCTCTTTGCCTTTTGACGGGTCCAGATTGACCAGCGGCTGCGCGGTTTTTACGAACGATTCAAACTTCTGGCGACCATCTTCAGAGCGGCACAGAGCCAGATACATATCGCGGTTAGCGGGCGCGACTTTCCCGGCGGTTACGGCATCGTCAACCAGAGCTGTCGCCGCTTTCTCATCCAGCGTCTTCAGGCGTTCTTCCGCTATCTGAGCGCGATTTAGCGCCAGCTGATACGTCTCCTGCGGAATAAACTTCGACAGGTCCGGGTTTTGAGCACGGTTCAGCGCGGTCTGCTCGCTGTTCTTGATGGTCTGGATAGCTGACACGGCGTCATCAATCGACGCAGTCGCAGCCAGCCCCAGCACCGTGGCAATCTGCACAGGTACAGTCATGGTGTTCTCCGAGTTTAGGGCGGGTAAATACAGGTTGGGTTTGTTGGTCAGGCCAGCGCTGGACAGCAGCGTCACCTGACCTGTTGAGAGATAACGGAAGGCCGGGCTGTAATAGAGGTACTTCTTACCCCTGACACATGCTTCACCATCAGGCGTCCACTCAACGTGCGCATCCAGGCTACCGTCAGCATTAATGCGCATGGAATCAATCCAGGCATAGGCCGGTGCTTCTTCGCCTTTCGGGCCAAGCAGTTCGGTAGCGTGTTCGATATCAATCGGTAATTTTGGATAACGGAATGAGGCGGCAATGACCGCAGCGGGATTGTCGTTAATCCACGAACGGCCATCCCGGCCAGTGAATGTACCCGCAGGGATCATCGGTAGCCATTCCGGCAGCGGTGTACTGGCATCCGACAGGTCGGGAAGCTCGAAGCACAGGGCCAGAAATTCGAGTTGTGTTGCAGGCTTTGGCATGGTGCTGTCCGTCGTTAAAGGTAACTGACGGACAGTGTCGGTGATGGGGAAGGAGAAAGTAGATTAACCGTTTTCCCTGCTATCTAAATGTATTCTCAATAAAGAAAGAGTTCTGGAGGTAATCCTTTTTTGCTGCAGCTTCAGCATCTTCAATAGTCTTTACACCATCAATTTTTTTCGAAAGTGCAAAAATCCATGAATTAGCTGTGATTGGATTATCAAACGAACTATGAGAAACATCAAAAGGCTGAGGTTTTTTGTGTACAGTGACCTTCCTTAAGATATGAATGTTAAAAATTAATTCAGGTTGTTCTCCTAAAGACTGCACAATCTCATACTTAAAAGCACTTTCGTTAGGCCTTTGAAATATCAAAGTCGACACTACTCTATAACTATTAACGAACTCCATAGCTTACCCCCGTTCAAACCACGTTCAAAAACGCCGTGGCGCGTTTAAGTATTTTTCAGAGAATCATCGTACCACAAATGCCGATAAAGTCTCTGAGGGCGTTTGAGGCGGGTTACCGCCTCGCTTAATTATCAGTGTCGAAGGCGTTTTGTTTCGCCGCCAGCTGGCGTTCAAGCTCTGCCTGACGCCGGGTGCCGGGGTTGTAGTCCCAGCCCGGGTCAATTCCCTCCGGCACCATCTCCTCTTCGCCGGTGCGCTTGTTAACCCACTTCACCCGTTTGACGGGCGGCGCTTCGGTGCGGACCGGGACGGTCTGGCGGATAATGTGCCCAGTCGGCTGACCGTTGTCATCGAGCTGTTGCACGTTGCGCGGTACGCCATTTTTCTGCAGCTGATCGTACTCGTATTTACTGACCTGACGGACCCCGCATTTGCACCCCCAGCCGTTGGGGCCGATATGCGTCTGCCAGAACGGGTCGTCAACGGGCAGACAGAGGTCCGCCCATTTCAGGTGCTCGGCGCGGTGCTCGCGTGATGGGCCCAGCGTGTAGAGCAGATACGGCATCGCGCGTTTGGTGCGCTCAATGCGTTCCCATTGCCCGGCGCTGCGGGCGGTGCGCATGTTGGTATCATAGATAGTGCGCAGACGACGATCGCTGCCTAGCTGCACCGGCTTTGTCTCACCTGTCAGCGGGTCATCCATCATCTGCTGTCCCCACCATCCACGCTTCACCAGCAGGGGTTTCAGCACCTCGCGGAACTCAGCGAACGACTGGCCGCTGGCCATTGCCTCATCAACCAGCGCTTTGACGTCAGAGAGCAGGTCAAGCTGCGTCATCTTCGCCACGGTGAAACCGATGCTATGCTCCTGTTTCCACACATCACGGTAATCGAAACCCGGCGTCAGCTTTTTCGACTTCAGCCAGGCGAGCGCCTCTTTGGGGATAATATCGGGAGCCTTAGCCATCGTTCGCATCTCCCAGTGTCCGCGCCTTAAAGCTCAGCATCGCCAGCTGCTCGACGAACGCTGCAGGCTCCAGTGTCTTCTGCAGGTCCGGCAGACGCGCCAGAAACTCCTCGAAACTCCCGACTTCCTGCGCCAGCTGCAGCACCGGACTGGTAAAGGCGTCGCCGGTCTGCTCCCAGTCCTTCAGCGCCTCGCTGGCCATCACGTCAATCTCGTCGTCCTGCGCACGGTTAAGGGCAAGTTGCTCGCGGTTCAGCGCCGGTGCGGGGCTGAAGGCAGAGAAACTGTTGGATGGCGAGAGAACGGCAGCGCCTTGCTCAGGCTCCGCCAGCCCGAACTTGTCCCGGACCTCGGATTCCTGCACCCGCAGACCACGATCAACCAGGGGGATAAGCGCATCGACAAACGCCTTGAGGTCCTCTGGCTCGCTGATAGCCAGCTTCACACGCGGGTACTTTTCCTGCGGACCGTAGTTGAACTGGATAAACGGACGTACCAGAAACTCATTAAGGGTGTTCTCCAGCTGACGGGCATCCCAGCGGGCAATATCCATACGCACCCGGTCATGCACGTCGGCCTGAGATCGCGAACTGCCGTCATCGGTGGTCATGGTCTGCCCCAGTACGGCCTTACTGGTCTGGGCGTCGCACCATTCGGCCATCTCTTTAAAGAGAGCGCCACCACCGTTACGGCTGGCCGTCTCCTGCATCTCAAGCTGCATACTCTGGGGGATAGCACACCCGGCATCGGAAGCGATGGAACTGATGGCGGCAATGAGGATCTTAATCTGCTCATCGGTGGCATTATTCCCGTACTTACCGACGACGATGGGAATGCCAAACTTCTCGGCAAATGCCCACCAGTCACGGACCGTGAAGGACTTCAGCATATACATCACCGCCACCAGACGGGCCAGACCGTTACGCAGTGGCAGGCCGGACTTGAGACGGGGGAAGTGGATAACATACTTACCCGGTGTCAGCGGGATACCATCAACCGGCTGCTCATCGGTCAGCAGACGGAACTGGCGCAGGGTCTCGCGGTCAGTTTTGAGGAAACGCGGGTCAACCCATTCATAGTCGCGGGGTTTCCAGCCATCGCGGGTGTCCCAGAGAATTTCGCAGACCCCCACGCCTTTGCCGAGTCCGTCAAGCAGGTCAAACAGCAGCTCAGGTATCTGCGGTTGTTCAATCAGATCGCGTACGGCATCAGCCAGCATCACATCATGCTCATCATCGCTTGCGGCTTCCACTGCCGGAGGAATACCGGCGACGGTCAGCTTGCGGGTACGTAATACACTGGAATAGTGCAGGTCACGTTCTTCCATCTCTTCGGCGAGGATAAAGTAGTCGCTGGCATTACCTTCCGCCACATTACGTAACACCCCGGCCAGTCTGGCCGGGGATAAAGTACTCGCCACGCTGATGCCCGGAGAGGGGCGCCTGATACTGACGCTCCCGGCCCGGGCCTCTGCTTGTTTCATATCCGATTCACTGACGGTGACCGGCTCACCCGTTGAGGGACTCAACAGGCTGCGGATGGCCCCGGTAAGTTTTTTTAACATCAGAGCAGTCCTCGCTGATTTTTAAGACCACGGGTGATGCGCAACTGACGGTGACTGTCGCGGTTGCGCTGCTGTTGGGGAGTGTTAAGCCGGTGCAGTTCGTAGCGCTGGCAGTCCTCTTTACTGGCGAGAAAGGCAAGGAAGATCGCATACGCGCTGTCGCCGTGACGCTTGTGGCCATCGCTGCCGGTGTTTTCCCGGTCATCAATTCCAGGTACCCCGCGCTGAACGACAATCTGCCCGAGGTCGCTGATGACGTCCTCATGCTTCGGCAGGACCAGTTCATCATCCTCAAACGCCGCCTTAAAGCGCGGCATGTTCTCGCGGTAATGAGCGACGGACGGCATGACCACCTCCACCTCAGCGCCATACTTCTCCGCCGCCTGTTCGGCCAGATAGTTACCGTTCCCCCGACCATCAAGCTTGATACCATCGCGGCGCGGTAGCCGGTCACAGATAAAGAACAACGCCTGCTCCTGCTGTTTGTAGGGAACGTTGGCCAGCTCGACCAGAAACGGCACGGTGCGTGTGGTGTCATCGTTGACGGTCATCGGCGCAAAAACGGTCAGGTGGCCCGACCGGGCAAAGTCCTCGCCGAGGCAGTGGCGGAGGTTCTGCGGGAGCGTGTTCAGCACGGGCAGCACCTCCTTATCCAGCCACTCCTGCATATCCAGTGCCCGAATGATTTCCGGCATGACATTAAACGCAGATGTACCGATGAAACGCAGAACGGGACCTGTTCCCCGTGCCGCACGCTCACGGATGGAACGGGCCAGATAGGTGCCGCCGCCGTTCTTCGGCTCACAGTAGTATTCTTCGCGGGCGTCTTCTTCGGTGGCAGTATCGCTGAGAAGATTCGCCAGCCACTCCGCTTCAGCATCCGGGGACCACGGCTTTTTCGTCACCTGGCAGATACGACGATACAGCCCTTCACTGATGGCCAGCTCGATATCAATCCGGTGAACGGAGTACCGTTTCTTGCCCGCGCGGCTGTCAGTGATGATGGTATTGAACAGGTTTTCGATGCCGTTATGGGTGGAGATCAAACGGACCTTAGACCCCCACATGGTGAGCGCCAGCGCCGCTTTCAGCACGGCAGCGAGGTCTTTCTGGAATGCCGCTTCGTCAATGATGACGTTACCCTGCATACCGCGCAGGTTAGAGGGGTTTGACGACAGCGCCTTGATTTTGAAGCCGCTGGCAAAGTTGATGACGTAAACCAGTATGTCCTTGTCGTCATCCTCCAGCGCTTCCTCGCCAATCGCGGAGGCCGCGAGATTATATGCCTTCGCCCACATGGCGCAGGCGTCAATAAACTCACGCGCCATGTCTTTGGTGGTGCCGACATAGAAGGTGTCGGTTCCTCCGGCTTCCGGTGACATTGACCCGCTGAGCGCCGCCTCGGCGGCTTCCGCCCACGTCAGGCCGGTACGACGGGATTTCTCGGCAATCTTGAGCTGGGACGTGTCCGCAATCCAGCGGCGCTGATACGGCAGCAGCACCTGATCCGCGTCGAACTCGCCCGCCAGAATGGCGCTGGCGGACTGATTACGTAACTGTTCCTGCGCTGACAATGGTCCGGCCATCATACGATCCCCAGAATCTGGCGACGGATATCAGCGGCGGTTTCCGCAGACAGCCCGGCACTTTTCGTGATTTTCTCCGCCTGCGCGGCGGCTTCTTCGGCGAAGGCCTGGCGGATCTCTTTCTCGCGTTTGTGGCTGGCCATCGCGGCGGCTTCCAGACGCTGAGCAACCAGCGCCAGCTGGCCGAGGGCCTTCGGCTCAACCGGGCCTTCTTCTTCAGCGAGTGACATCGACGTTTCGAATGCCAGCGTTTTCACAAACTCCATCAACAATTTGCCGACGTCAGACGTCGGCGCAGAACCCAGCTTCGCGGCCCAGATTTCCGCCATTTCGCGGGAGGCGCGAATTTTGGCCCCGAACTCTTCCATACGGCTGGCGTAGCGATTCAGGCCCGTGCGACTGAGCTTCATATCCTCCGGCAGGTTGTGGCTGTCGATAAGCTCATTAATCGCCTCGCGAATCTCTTCCTGGGTATGACGTTTCTCACGCAGCATCTGGTGCAACTGGTCGCGAACGCCATCAGGCAGCAGGTCGATTTTGGAGGGGCGACCACGGGTTGGTTTTTCAACTGCCATGCTTGCTCCTTGCTGCCTTTGCCAGCTGCAGCTGGTTTTTCCGCTCTCTGGTGATGGCCCGACCCAGCGTTTCAAATGCACGTCTGAACTCAGGATTTTTGTTCAGAAACGTGTTGGTAAAGCTATCAGGGGAACTGCGGTCATAAGGTTTTCCAGTCTCTTTCTCGCTGAGTGGCGCGATAACTTGAGACTCAATCTCTGAGCAAACCATCACTGCGGCCAGTTGATAAAAAATACGCCGCTGTGCTTCGGTATAAGGTTTAGTTTTAGCCATCATTATCCCCTCGCGCGGGGCTTTTTCACCCCCGGAACCGTGGCCAGACCGCTGGCAACGTCATCACCGCGACCAGTGATTTCCGCCACATAACAGCCGGAAACATCCGTCAGACTGACCAGACCCTGCTCACGCAGCCACGCCAGATGCGTGCGCACCGTATCGCGGGAAACTCGATGTCCATACGTCTGCAGGCAGGTCTGCAGAATCGACTCGTTGGCACTGTCGCCGCATTCGACAAGGGATCGCAGAATAACCAGGCGCTGGTCCTGGTCGAGAATGTCACGCATAGTCACCTCTTATTTTTCCTTCAGCTCGTTTTCCAGAAGCAGATCGCTGACGTGTTTTACCTGGCGAATCGCCGGGCCTAGTTCACGCAAATCGCCCCGCAGGTTGCTCATCTCCAGCTGCAGCTGGTGAAGGTCTTTCTGGCTCGGTAGCCCCGCGATGGTATTCTCAATGCCCTGCAGTCGGGTACGCATCAGCTCCAGCTCCTCGCGTTTGACGTAGGTTTTGGCCAGCAGGAGCTGGATAACGTTCACGGCGGACATAAACAGCGCCCAGATGATCGCCCAGTTACCCTTAATGATTTCCCAGCCCATGCTTCCCCTTATGTTCTCTGATGGCCTGACAGGTGAAGCAGGTCGCTGCGTACGGCAGCGCCCGGAGTCGCTTCGCCGGAATCGCTGCGCCGCAGTCGTTACAGAACCCGTACTCATCCGGCAGCTCTTTAACGCGCTTTAAATGCTGGTTTAAGAGCCGTTCCCGTTCTTCCATTTCAAGGTCGCTGGCGCGATCAAATGCTTTAGTCATTTACCCACCATGACCTTGTGTTTGCTGGATTTGCTGTACCGGGCGAACCCGTCCAGTGTCCTGAAACCCAGATAACCCAGCGCCGGAGTTGCCAGCATCAGCGAAATATCCCAGTCCGGTGCGGGCATGGAAAACGTATGACCAAAAGCACCGGCCACTGCACCAGCCTGCTGGCCCAGCGACATGATCATCACGTAAGCAATGCTGCTGTAGAGCGAAAGTCGAGCCATCAGCGGACGGGTCTGGCGGACATATTCGTCCGTGGCGTTGTCGCCGTTGCGGATGGTTTCCTGCTGTTCGTGGTGTGTAGCCTGCTGATCTGCCATCTGCGCCTTGTCCCGCTCCAGCTGGAACTGCTGCAGCTGTACCTTTAAGGTTTCAAGCTGGACGAGTTGCTCAGGCGGGAGCTGCGCCAGCTTCTGCTCCAGCACACGCTGCTGGTCAGCAGGATTGATGGCACCGTTGACGGTCTCGACAATACTGGCCACCGAGTCCGCCGCTTTTGCCGTGGCACTGTCGCCACCGAACCAGCCACCGACAGTGCGGACCAGAGAAGGCCCGGCTTTGAGCAGAACGGAGGCCACTGTGGAAAGGGTTATCGGATCCATTTGAGCGGCTCCTTATGTGAAGCCCATAACAAGAGAAGGAATGCGGTCAGCCCAGCCAGCGGATTAAACAGCAGGACCCACGGGTCTTTTGCATTCGCGGGAGCGACGGCCAGCAACAGGAAACCAGCTCCCCAGATTATCCAGGACAACGCACCTGACCACCGGCGAGCAGAATTACCCGGCTGCAGCAGACGGTAAGGCAGATTGCCGAGCCATACGCTCGCACCAATTAACAGCACCCCGGCGAAAGTCAGCCACCAGACAATAAACGCCTGACGGCCAGTGAAGCTGCAGAACAGCAGCGACAATCCCACCACAATCACCACTGTCCAGCCGGACTGAAATACCCGGAGTAATGCCAGCTTCAGCCAGTCAGTATTCAACGATTTAAACATGATGTTTTTCCTTGTATCGCTGGCACTGCCAGACGATGTCTCTTGTATCGACAGAGTCCCAGCCTTTGCGGTAATAACTGGCATGAGTGCCGTCACAGCCTGTGTAGTCCTGAGGAACGGGCGGAGGGCCACCGGCAACCCGGTGAAGCACCTCCTGACGGAGGCGGTCGCGCCGCCCCGCGCGTAACGATGAATCCCAGCCTTTACCCATGCTCAGCTCCGGGCAACCGAGACCTGACCGCCAATGACCTCCTGACAGGCGTTCGCCAGTTCATCGAGGCGGTTAAACCAGCCATTGAGGTATTTACCCTGTGAAGCATTGGCTTTGATGATCTCGGCGTAATAGCGGGAACGGCGTAGGAAGCAGCGGGTCAGGAGCCATTCAGCGTCTGCACCAATGACGGCTCTGGTGGTTTTGGGGCCGACGATGCCATCAGCGGTGACGCCGACCGCATCCTGCAGTAACTGGATCGCTTTTTTAGCACCATGCTGCACGGATGAATCAAAGACAAAAAGTGAGATGCCATCCGGCCAGTCAGAGCAATAAGCCGGATACCAGTAATCGCGGAAATAAATTTGCCCGGCCTGTTCTTCAGTCAGGTCTTTAATTCGGGTATCGGGTTTACCGTCGCCATCGACGTCGGTTTTGCCATCGGCAAGACCATCACGTTTATCGGAAATACCGTATTTGGTTTCGCCGCCTTTGTCGGTCAGGTCATTAACATAACCACCTTCGCGGGCGAGAACGAAAGCGAGCGCGTGAGAAAATGAGAGGGGAAATGATGTTGTCATGCCTGCACCTTTGGGAGTAAGTCAATCTGACTTATCCCAGTTTGCTGCAGGCATAAAAAAAGCCGGATTTACCGGCTTCATTGATGGTTAATAGTAAAAAAGAAATTCTCGGTAACTGTATAGTTCCATAATCGCTACCATAAGAAAAAGCAAAATAAAGCCACGACTTTTATCTGTTTCAACGGGATTTTGTTGAGCAATTGATATCAGCGCCTTCCGGCGAAAAAGGTAAATAAAAAAAGGAATGATAAACATACAAAATAGTCCCCATACAACAGGGGGCATACCTCGTTTGTAGCCTTTGTGTAGTCCTTCAGTTGCAACATAGGTCCCGATTTTATTATTTGCCGCATCAAAAAAAACCCAAAAAACGCATACAACAACAATCACATCAATTAGTAACCCACCGATCATTATTGTCACTCCATATCCAAAGAGTATTGTCTTTTACTTACTTCAAGCCTTCGCATTCGCTTGATAGCTTTATACACCGTTTTGTAGGTCACCTGGTAGCGCTCAACCAGTTCAGGGATGTTATTTCCCTGGAAATCACGCCAGATACGCATATCCCTGATGAGTTGTTCAAGCACCTGACCACGTGGAAAGTAAACCTGCATTCCGCCGATTTTACTGCTGATGGCTGCGACCAGCTCGATAGAATGGCGCGGGTCATAGCCAAAGCGTTCAAGTTCCTTACGCAATAACGCATTCAGTTCAGCCAACAACGAGGGGAAACGGGAACTCTCCATCTCATCATCGATATGGTCCAGAATACTGTCGTCCTGCACGTCACCAAAGAGATCGCCACTCATTTTATCCACCTTCTGGCTGCGTCAGCGTAAGCGCTGCAGATTGTGTCATAGTCCCGGCTTTCTTCGCCGGTGTCCGGGTTTTCAGGGAGTCGGACGTGGTGCGCCAACATAGCCTCCCTCATCGCCCGGATGTGCCATTGCTTCAGGCTCTCAAGGAAATTTGCTTCGGCATCACCGCGCAACCATTCCAGGCTGGAGATGCCAGCGCCGCCATTACGGATGCGAGTCTGGCGCCGGACAAAACGGTCGAGCGCAATATCGCTACCATCCCGGATAAAACCCTCGTTAAACATCGTTTTCCATATCGCGCGGATTTTCAGGCTCACGTCTGACGGGGCAGACATGCGGCGCATAGAGCGGCGCTGAGGTTTGCTTTTGAATCCCTTAGCCTCCAGCGCCTGAATGACGCTCTGCAGCTCGATGACGGTCATCTCGCGGCAGCTCGACTTACCCGGAACTACCGCCCCCAGCAGGGAGCGGTAAGTGTCATCGTCAAGCGCCAGCTGGCCTTTGGCGATATGGATAAGCTGGATTGCGTTTGAGCGGGTCATAGGCTCCCCTCAGGCAATTGACGATCAAGACGCTCGATTTCAGCGATGATAAGTGCGGCTGCTTTAATCAGGTTTCGCCGGGTATCTGTCGGCTTGAAACTGTCGTCATTCCAGTCTGCTGGCCAATAGTTTTCGGCCTCCATCGGTTCGATATAACAGATTGCAGCTGCCGACAGCTGGAAACCGACATACTTATCATCCTGTTCTGTCGAGAATCCTTTCACTGTCTGCTGCCGCTGGTGCTCAGCTATAACGTCGTTAATTGCTTTAGTGCCGGTGCAGGACTCCAGCATATTCACCAGCGCCTCAACCGTTTTCAGCGAAAAGCTGGGAAGCGTGGCGTTGATAGTCTTAATGCGCTCGATAGACGTCTGAGGCCCCCATGCTGGCATCGCCTTGCGGGACGCAATATCAGCTTTAATCTGCTCTAAATTAACCATGAGATTTGCCCTCCGCCTGCATACGTTCGGCATACTGTTGCTCGCGCATCATCTTCTGTGCGGCCAGCATAAGCAGACTGACGGCCATACGGGCGCGGGCGGCGGCATAACGATTGCTGGTTTTGGTGTCGCGATAGAGGGTTTCTGCCAGCCCCATCTGTTCGGTCGCTTCCTCCAGAAGCCCCATAACGGACGGGCCAAAGGGATTGACAGGTTGTGACTCAACACCAACAACCTGAGCCAGACGCGCCATCTTGCGGTTCTTTTCATGGTCAATCATCGGGCCCATCCCGTTATGACGCAGTTGCTCAATCATGATCTCAACATCCGCCGCTTCTTCGGCCACTTTGCTGCTGTCGATTTTATGGTTTAGAAAACGACAGCAGGCAGCTGATAGTTCGCTGGCCTCTTCGGAAAGAACAAGCACCTGAGATTCAAATCCCCATTTGGCGAATGCGGCCTCAAAAATACCTTTTGTTTTCGGATTCATAATATGTCCTTACTGATTTTCGGCGTGAGCAACCCCACGGCGCTAACGCCGGAAATTAAACAAAGCTAATTAACGAATATTCAGAGTCTGGCTAAATCCAGCGATATCTGCTTATAAGTGCCATCGTCCTGACGCTCATATAAACGCAGGTACTGACTGGTTCCCGTCACCTGAATCGCGTCCGCGACGGCGTCCATCGCTTCATTCCATTTGGCATCGTCAATATTCAGTGAACGCAGGCTGAGCACCTGATTGATATCAATTCGGCCCTGTTTATTGACGCGAAAGGCATGGTCAACCATCGCCATAATCTTTTCATCAGCCCCGGCAGACCATTCATGGATACAGTCATCAATCAGCTTTTTTGCTGCCTGAATGCGCTCATCAAAGATGCGATGCTCGCCAACGGCGCGAACCAGCTTATAACGGCCATCAAAGCTGACCAGCGTGACGTTACCTTTAGCACCGCCATACTCAACACCGTACTCCGCGGCTGAAAGGTCGATAAAATCACCGACTTTCGCCATAGAGCCGAGTTTGAACTCGACCAGCGACTGACGCTGCAGACGAGCCGCCTCAACGATGCCGAGCACCATTTCATCACGCAATTTATCCAGTGGTTTAATCTGTGATTCAGGAACTAAATGCCCCTGAGCGTTAATCCGGTAACCTTCCGGGATGGTATTTAAAGTATTCATCAAAGCCTCACTGAATTAATAGCATTCTGAAAAAACAATATTCGAAACAACCCGACGACTTAATTCCATTTTCTCGGCAATAACCGGAATGGTCAGTCCCTCTTTATAAAGCTCGCGACAAAGATAAGCATCATGCGCGTCTGCTGGTTGAACAAGAACTGACAGGCCCCAGCGGTTAGCCTGAGACTGAATAGCCTGACGGGTGCGGTTTAGCCTGTCGGCAATCTGCTGTGACGTCAGTTTTCCGGCATTTTCACGAACGAACTGAATTTCCTGCTTAGTCCACATACGGCGCTTTTCCATGATTACCCCTTATTTTTCCACGTACTCTTTAGTAACAATTTCTGTGAAGCGAATTAATGCATCACAGGCATCACGTTGGTTATCCGCCTCGGGAACACCCGGAACAAGCATCTGTTCATTCGTCCGTGAGTGCCTGGCCAGCACTTCAATTATTTCCCGAACTCTTTTTTCTTCACCGGTGATAATGGGTAAAGCACCATCCGGGAAAACATCGCCAAACTCGATTAATCCAGAAGCCCAGGCATAAGCCGTAATTTTTTTGTTCATCATTACCTCCAGATAACATGACAACCTTCAAGGGTGGCCATCCACACGGAACGGGTCCCGGTGGGGCAGCGTTCAATCAGATGATTAGCCCTGTTCACCAGTTCAGTCGGCGGACAGGTGATTTCCAGACATGGGCGGCGCATCCACACCCGCATCTCCGTAACACGACTACCGCGCGCCTGCAGCCATGCCTGCGCAGCGGTGGCCATACCAACATGTTCAGCAATACGTTCAGTAATCATGGTGTTAACCCCTCAGTAACGTTGAAACATCAACATCCAGATCCAGATCACGCAGTGCCTTGCGAATGTAGCTTTCGCTGACAGCTTCACCCGCGCCGTGAGCCGTCATCGCCGCCAGCCGCAGGGAGTGGCTGAGGATACGCAGTGCGCCGGGCTTCTGTGCGATCTGCTGGAGCAAATCGCGCTCTTTTTCACCGGTGATATGCCAGGCGTCGGCAATCGCGGCCACATCGGCCTTTTTAGTTTTGTTAATAGCGACACGCTTGGCGATACGGGAGAACAGACGGGCGAACTCAACGGTTCGATTGCCGCCGGTCATGTTGCTGTAAACGCGGTGGTTACCCATCAGCACCAGCCCGACACGGGTGGCTTCCTGCAGCAGGCGCAGCTCTTCGAGCGTTTCTGCACCCAGATGGTCTGCTTCGTCAATGATGACAAGGCCCTGAGTGCCATCAAGACGGCGGCGCAGTGCGCGAGCCAGCGGCCCCTTGCGGCGAGGCGCATCATTCATCCCCAGCTCATAGGCCAGCTCGGTCAGGCATTCCAGCACACTGGCACATGAAGGGGTGATCGTTATCATCCAGACGTTATCGTTACTGCGGCGATATTCGCGGGCGGCTTCTGATTTGCCGACACCGGGGTTACCGCAGACCACGCCGATGCACTCCGTCAGATGCGCATAGCGGAAGGCTGTCCAGATTTGTTTAACGGTTGGCGTCTCAATAAAACGCGGCGGCTCCGGCAGTTCTGCAGCAGAATGCTGTTTATCAACCCAGCGCTGCAGAGCTTTCTCGACGCGGTCGTTATCACCGGCGTATTTGTTGTTCATGAAGCCACTGACGACACTGGAAGACAGTCCGGTTTCACGGGCAACCTGAGCAAAAGTAAAACGGGTACCATCAACAAGGTTGCGCAGAACCTCGCGAATATCAGAAATATTCACCTCAGACATAATTCACTCCATTATTTGAAGGGTATTTAAATGGTTTTAAATCGCGTTTTTACGCTTATTTGATTCCAGAATATCCAGTGAGTTATTCAGATATTCATCCTCGCTATATTCCGCATCCTCCACTTCCGCCAGCGCCAAAGGTGTCGAACCGCGAGTGGGGCGATAGACGTTGCCATGTAGCCATTCCTGCCCTGCCGGAGCTGGCAGGGTATGGACGTTCTCGGCCTCAGCCAGACGGACTTTCTCTTCACCGCGCTGGCGCATCCCTTTGATGCGTTGCTGACGTTGGTGATATTCAGCAGTGACCGGGAATGCCTGCTGTTTATTACCATCCCAGACAGCCTCACAAATAAAGGAACCATCCAGACGACGAATAACGACCTTTGTTGCATCGTGAATATCGTAATTAACCAGCACTTTATTACCGTGCTCGTTATTCAGCTCAGCGGAGTAATACAGGTTATTGAATAAACGGACCTCACAGCGGTTGACGGTACGCTCTATCTGCGGCATGAACATTTCACGCAGCTCAAGCTCTGACAGCCACTCGATTTCTGTCGCTTCTTTCTCCAGCTTATAGCGGCGGAACTGCGCCGGAGTGAAGTGCTCACCATCACCACGAAGCGGCAGAGACTCGTGCGGGCGGTTGTTGTACCACTCCACACCGGCCTCAATGTGCTCAATGAGTGATTCCCATGACGGCAGATCGCGCAGAGTCTGCTGTTGTTTTGCCGTCAGCTCCTTCCCTTTGTTCGCTGCATTCGTCGCCGACTGCAGCGCTTTTGTCATGCGGCGAACGGTGCCACGGTCTGCGCCGGTGCCGTAATAGGTGGCGAACTGGCGTGATATACGCATGGCCAGCGAACGGTTAAGACGCTCGATAATCCCTCGCCCCTGCGGGTTTTCAGGAATACCCAGACGGTGATCAATACCGAGGCGGGGAAGAATACCTGTCAGCTCCGCATCGAAGGTATTGTTGGTCTCACCACCACCGTTATCGGAATAGTACAGAAACGGCTTGCCGTGGTTTTTAATGCCGTGGCGCAGGGCGTCGGCAACTGCGATAACGCTTTCTGATAGCGCCAGGCTCCAGCCGACAATGTAGCGACAACTACCATCCAGGATAAACGTCACCTCCGGGGAGAACGGGTTTCCGTGGTCAGGATGGGCGACCTTCATCTTCATTCCGTGACCGTCACCAATCCAGACATAATTAACCGGAAGTGATTCCCAGTCACGGCGGACAAAGCCCTCATACTGGCGGAACTCGCTTCCGGTGATACGGCCTTTCTGCTTAACAACAACGGGTAATTTATTCATGGCATAGCACACCTGATCATAAGAAGGGATGGCGGCGGCCATCAGGGCATCATCCTGATAACGCTCAGCCCATTCAGCAGCAAAATCGTCGTAGGCCTCCTGAATACCGCGACCGTCAGGGCGACGATAAAAGCTCAGGAACTCCGGCAACCATCTGATTTCTTCTGGTTTAACCACCTGACGCTTACCCGGCGCCAGTAAAAGAAGACGTTCAGCGGCGGAGCGGGTCTTGTTAAAATCCGCCACCCAGCGCTTGAGTGATATTTCACTCAGCGACCGTGCCGCGCCTTTTTTGGCGTTCGCCATTGAGACGGCAGCGGCCAGCCGCTCAGGTAGTTCACCGCTCTGAGCCTGACGCACGATCTCACGTATAGCTTTTGCCCGGCTGTATCCCGGCAGTTCACCAAGGCGCAGCACTTCAACGACCAGCGTCATGCGCGCATCAGCAGTCTGGCGCTGTACCGCTGTCAGACCGTTCAGCTTCTGCTCCATTAGCGCAGGGCATTTGCGGTATACCGCGATTTTGCTCTCCTCGGCACCTTTGACGCGTGGCGTAGCCGATGCAGTAGCCGTAGCGACAGGTTGCTCTTTCGGTGAACCGTTCATCAGTTCTTTTATCTGGCGAGCACGTAGCGCTTTCTGAGCAGTGTCAGGCAGGCAGTCAATGTGATATTCGAAAGCCTTTGTACCCTGACGCTTGCGCACGAGAGCAGGCGCATCAGCCGTCCGCTTGTTCATCATCCCGCGAATACCCTGTTGAGTGCCGGGCAAGCCGGGAAGGCCGACTAATTCATTCACAGTGACAAACATGATCACAAATCCTTGTTGTATCGGCTTGGCCAGATTGAAGAGGGTTCCAGATTGAGAGCACTAGCTATGATGCGCTCACCTTTAGGATATGAACGAGCCAGCGCATTTTTCAGCGTGTCGGGGCTTAACCCGGCGCTGGTGGAAAGGCTGCGCATTGTCACGCCGCGCTTGTGAAGCTCGGCGACAATGTCAATGCGATGCCAGTCACGCACTTCATTTCTTTCCAT